GGCAATGCAAGGAAACATTAAAGGATCTTTACAAACATTAGAGTCAAGTGTTCAATCCAATAAGCAAATTATAACTGCTACATTAGCAGGGGCATTTATTGGAAAGGCATTAACAAAAGGGTTCGCAAGCGGAACCTTGGCCAAACTCGGCCCAATCCGCATTAAGGCATAAACATGGCATTCTATCGAACAAGAGAAGGGGCACTAACAGCAGCAGACTCGTTTACGGCTTTAGGTAGCCTATACGGACAATCTACAACGGCATCTATACAGATACCAAAACAGGCAAGCCAAATAGTTGGCATCATAGCTACTGTAGCAACAGATAGCGCTACGAATGGAGCCACTACCTTCAGTTGTCAGCTCTCTGGGGATGGCCTAAGTCAGGGTCAGGAAACCATGGTTGTAGGTTCACAAGGTGTTGATGGCACACCAGCATCTAATGGAGCTACAAACGCACCATTTGCATTAGATGTAGCTATACCAGTAGTAGGATCTAACCAAGTAAGTGTAGCTATGGCAATGGACACAGACGTAGGCTCAGCAAGTTGTGCTGTGACCTTAATTTTTGCATAAATTTCTATGGTTTATAACCGCGAAGGTTATGCACCTTGGAGTTTAACTCGTAAAGCGGGTGTTCAGTCCGCAACAGTTGACGGGGACATAGAAGTTCCGCAATACATACAGCCCATATTAGATACGGGATTTGTTGACTTTAAAGGCGATTGGAAAGGTAGAACAAGTAGTGACGAACAGTTTATAGGATTTCAAACAGATTTGGCCATTCCTAATACTGGGGAAATACTAACACCAACAGGTATTACAGGAAAAGCATGGCCTTTAGATATGACGGGATATAGAGATATATTAGTAGCAATTAAACCAACTAATGGCGGCACTTATAACATTAAAGCCGTAATGGGGCCTGATGATTTTTCCTTTGCTAACTTAAAACCTGTTAACCCTGCTGCTACATTAAGAGTCCAAAACGAAGCTTATGATGGTGGTTCCCCTGCTTTTGCTGATATTACAAGCGATAATGAAACATGCACGGCTGACGTATGGAATATATTTATGATCCCTTACCGCGCTCAAAACCAAAAGCTACTACAGTTTAAGATCACTAATAGTAGTGGTGGTGAGGCTGGAATAGAAACCGCGTTTATGAGGCTTGTTTAATGCCTACCAAAAGAGAACGCGAGTATTACCGTATGGGTTTTAGGGATGGTTATACGTATCATGGTCGCGGGTTTCCTGATGAACCTTTTGAAGGTATTAAACCATCCATGCGAGAAACTTCAAAGGATCCATATCTTCAAGCTTTAGGTTACGAAGGGGTTGGGGGTTTGTATAAAGCACCAAAACCTAAACGTAAACTATCAGCCTGGAATAAGTTTGTTAAGGCTAACAGTAAGAAAAGCGAGTTTAGATACCGTGATGGCAAATTAAATTTAAAGAAAATGGGCGTTGCTTTTAGAAGGAAGAAGCGTCGATGAGTCAATTAAGTAAGTTATTAGATACATTATTCAGAGGTCAGCAAGCTGTAGAAGCCTATCGAAGGCTTAGGGATGATGATGATCGCTGAAGCATTCTTAATAGTTCAGCTGTTGGAAAAACTGTCGTTGCGGTCTACACCACCAACAGTTGGGCCACCTCGCCCTGATGTAATTAAACAACTAAAACCACCTGATGCACCAACACCAATTAGACCACCAAGTGGCTACAAGGTTGATTTAGATTTATTAAGGTATTTGAAATAATGCCAATTGCGTTAGTTCCTGACGGGTTTTCCCTCAAGAAAGTTACTAAATTACAATTAGAAGCAATAAAAGACCATCGTAAACACGAAGATTTTAAGGCTTTTCTTGGTTCTGATGGGTCAGGTCAAGGAATTGGTTTAGGATTAATAGCAATTGTATCTGTTGCGTTTCTTATTCCTATGTTAATTGGTATGTTAAAAAAAGTTAGTGAAGATAATCCTAATATGACTGTAGGCCAATTTATAGAAACCGAACCCGACTTCTTACCACTGTATGCGCGAGCCTTTGCAGGTATTCCCGAAACATTACAAAACGTAATTATTCCCGAACCTATAAGAGATGAGATTAAAGCCCGAACTGGTTTTGATTTGGATGTTGGTAATATATTCGCGCCATTTTTTGAAGCTACTAAGGGCCAAGAATAAATGGTAATTGATACATATGTATTACTTGCCTATGCTACCATTTGGACTATTTTTTATTGGTTTTTATCGCATGCTATTAGTTCTATGAGTCGTGATAAGTGGATTGAATACGTAAGAAGTGAAGAAAGCGACGAAATATTAGTTGAGGCTTTAGAAGCTGTAATAGAAGAGATAGAACTTAGAATGCATGATAAATTACAAGCTTTCCAAGATTCTTTTTTTGGTTCTGTCGGACAAATGACAAAGCGAGCTAAGGAAATGGATCCTATGAACAATTTAAGAAAGGCCGCAAAGAGTGGTGACTGGCCTTCTTTAATGATTGAATACATGGCCAATAAGGCCAACTTAGGGCATCTTATGCCCAACGAAAGCTCTGACAAAGCCACAAAAGAGGGGGTAATCAACGCAAAACCACCTCTTCCGAAGAACATTTTAGGTAAATAATATAATAATATACCTATATTATATATATAACGGATTACTCTTTTTATATTATAATACTTGTGTTTTCTTTTATTCTGAGAGAAGGTATAATATTATATACTTGCTTGTATTGTTTAGTTTAGGTGTAGAACATGAACCAAGTAAAAGAATTAAGAACATATCGAGCCCGCGGACATAATTGGAAAGGTATACGACGTTGTAATCGTTGCGAGAGTGTATTAACCACACATCATAAACAAACACAAAAATATTGTGGCCATTGTGCAATAGCTGTAATGTCGGAGATGTTAGAATGAATAAATGGCCTAAAGGTATGAATCCTTCTAAAAATATATTTATAGTAGAATGTCCTACTTGTCAAGGTCGTGTTGTTATTAATTTAAAAATGCATCATGTAGATCTTGATGGCAAACAAGAGAGGTTGTTCTAATGGGCCGACCACGTAAACAAGTGAGGGCGACATCCTTTACTATTGATACTAAAATGCTTAACTTAGTTCATAAGTTAGCAGATAAGAGAGGTTACACAATGTCACACATAGTTAATATGGCACTACAAGAATATCAACCTTTAACTGATTTAGATGTATATAGGGACTATTGGCAATGTGACCAAAGAGATTGTAAAGTTTTAAATCCACCTAAAGCTGAAAAGTGCGGTTCTTGTGGACAACAAGCCCTTTGGGTTATCTTAAAAGAACATGCCGATCGTATTAAATATTTACAAGATAAGGGTTAAAAAAAACTGCAGCATACCGAAATAGATTAACCTTTAATTAATTATATAATAGATAATACTTAAGTAATGGAAGCTTTAGCCCCTTATGGCACCAAGACGTAAAGCCCCAAGACGAAGGGCAAAGAAGACATTCAATATATCAGCTATAGAAGCAGGCACCGCGCTAAGCTTAATGCAAAGCACTGGGGCTGCGTCAGCATTAGAACAGGCAATGCAAGGAAACATTAAAGGATCTTTACAAACATTAGAGTCAAGTGTTCAATCCAATAAGCAAATTATAACTGCTACATTAGCAGGGGCATTTATTGGAAAGGCATTAACAAAAGGGTTCGCAAGCGGAACCTTGGCCAA